ACCGATCCGTACCTCTCGAACATCGAGAGCGCCGAGAAGAAGATCTCGGTCGACCGCCCGCTCATCTCGAGCTTCACGGTGGACGACTGGGACACCCTCATCGCCCACGCTCCCTTCCGTTCGGAGTACGCGGCCCAAGTTGGCTACGCGCTGTCGCGTGGCATGGACCAGCAGATCGCTCAGGTCCTCGTCCTTGCCGCCCGTGGTGCCAACCCCTTCACCGCCTCTGAGAACGCGGGCCGTGATGGTCATGTCATCACCGCAGCCAACATGGACACGAGCGCCACGGTCATGCTGAACGCGATGCGCGACGCTGCCATTGAGTTTGAGTCCAAGGACGTGCGCTCCACGGACATTGCATTCGCGGTTCGCCCGTCGATGTACTACCTGCTTGTTGCTGACGGCTCGTTCCTGAACGTCGACAGGAACCCTGGTGGCAACGGCTCTCAAGCCGGCGGCATCATTGACCGTGCCTACGGCTTCGAGATCTTCATGTCTAACAACATCCCCAGCACCAACGTGGCTGCGGACTCCCGCACGGGTGTGGACTACAACACCTACAACGGTGACTTCACTAGGACCCAGGCAATCGGCTTCCACCGAGACGCCGTCGGCACGGTCTACCGCGAGGGTGTGACCGTCGAGACCGACCGCCTGACGGAGTACCAGCAGGATCTCGTTGTGGCCCGCCTCATCAGCGGCACCGGCATCCTTCGCAGTGAGTGCGCCATCGAGCTCGCCCTGCCGACTCCGTGATTTCTGACCCCTCCCTCTGAGCCATGAGTCTGACCAAACTTCAAGCCGTCAACCGCATCCTGACCGCCTGTGGGCAGAAGCCCTCCAACAGCATCGATGGGACGACGAGTGCCACTACCCGTATGGCTGTGGCAATCCTTGAGGAGACGGACCAGCAGGTTCAGGGGGAGGGGTGGCACTTCAACACCAACCCCAATCACACCTTTACCGCGGACGGTGTGACTGGGGAGGTGGCCATCCCTGCGGGGACCGTGCGCTTCAAGGTGTACGACCTTCAGGGACTGACCGTTCGCGGCTCAAAGCTGTACGACCGGCACCGAGAGACCTTTGACATTGGGCGCGCAGTGACTGGCCTACTGGTCCAGCAGCTCGAGTTCGAGGACCTGCCCATCCAAGCGCAGGAGTACATCACCTGCCGTGCGGCCCGCAAGATGTACACGCGCACGGTTGGTTCCCAAGACAGCGCGCGAGCTCTTGCGCTCGAGGAGACACAGGCTCGAGGCGCGCTGATCAACCACGACGTCGAAGAAGGTCAGTACACGATGATGGACGACCCGACGTTCCCTTGGATCACCGGCTCGCACTACCTTCCGGCTACCGTTCGCAAAGCCCCTCGATACTGATCTATGCCGACCTACTCCGTCCAGGTGCCGACCTTCCTCGGAGGCATCTCTCAGCAGTCTGCTGCCATCCGTCAGTCCAATCTGGTCGAAGAGGCAAGCAACGTCGAGTTCATGGCGACGGAGGGGACGATCAAGCGATACCCCACCAAATGGATCACCAGCACTGGCGCGGACCTGTCGGGCTACAAGATCGCCCCGATGGAACGTGATGACGCCGACTACATCGCGTGCTTTGGTGATGCGGATGTTCGCGTGTACGACACGGACGGCAACTCGATCCCGATCTACGACAAGGACGACAACCTTGCTGACGCGGCGGACTACGCGTACCTGAGCGGAGCGACCTATGACGACATCCGCTATCACATCCTGGCGGACACCATCTTCACGCTGAACCGCCAACAGGTCGTGGCGGAGACTGCGGGCCGCACGCTCATCAGCAACATCACGACGGGCGAGGCAGGGCTCTTCGTCAAGCAGAACAACTACGGAGTCGAGTTCACGGTTGAGGTCAAAACGTCTTCGATGGGTGCGGCGGTCAAGGCGGGATTCCGTACGCCTAACGCAAGCTTCAGCCAAGCGCCGGCCAGTACGTCGTTCACGGCGACGGCAGGACAAGCAGCGGGGACAAATGTGTTCTTCCTGTCGTTCTTCTGCAACTCGCTTGACGACATCAACATCCGTGTCAACGGAACAATCGTCAACGATAAGTACAACGAGTTCGAGCTCGACCCCGGTATTGTCGGCGGCTCTGGAAGCGATCTTCGCCATACCGGCACTGTGGTAAACACAGGCGACACGGTCGCTGTTGAGATCACCAAAGACACAGCAATCAGTTTCTTCCTCGACCCTGCGTACGTGCGGCGTCGGCTGCAAGCAGAACTGGCTGATGTGCTTCCCGTTGCTATCGGGGTCACTAGCGGCGAAATTTCTGATTCTGCTCTGCGTCTAAGCACCAACGACGACATCGAGATCTTCGAGGTCACTGACTCTCAAGCAAACACGTTCATCTCCGGTTGGACCGATCGAGCTGATCAGATCTCCGACCTGCCGACGCACTATCAACACGGTGCGGTCGTCCGCATCACAGGCAGGAACACGAGCGGCGAGGATGACTACTACGTCCGCTTTGCCACAGACAAGTGGGTTAACAACGCCGCGTACCCAGACAACTTCGATTCGCCTGCGTGGGGCTGGGGCCAGGGATCGTGGAATGAGACCACAAAGCCCGGCCTGAGTACCGGCAACTTCGACAACACGACGATGCCGCACCGCCTTCAGCGCGAGGTCGATGACGCGTCGGGCACGGTTACTGGTACGCCGAACCAGATCTTCTTCCGGTGGGCTCCTGTTGAATGGGACGGGCGAGAGGCGGGAGACGAAGAGACCAACAAGTCTCCCGCCTTTGCCGGCGAGAAGATCAACGACCTGTTCATCATCCAGAACCGCTTGGGCTTCCTCAGTCAGGCTGAGGTCTCTTTGAGCCAAGCAGCGTCGATCGAGAACTTCTGGCGGACCACAGTCTTGTCTCTGCCCGGTGACGAGCGGATGAGCTTCACCGCGTCTGATCTGGACGGCGACACGCTGCGCCATGCCATTCCGTACGACAAGCAGCTGCTGATCTTCTCGGAGCTCGGGCAGGCCGTGGTCTCGGGCAACCCCACAATCACGCCGCAGACCGTGCAGGCTCCGATGCTCTCGAGCTACCGGACGTTCCGCAACGTCAAGCCGGTCTCTACGGGTCGCTCTCTGTTCTTTGGGCAGTCCGCGGGCAAGTTCGCCTCTATCCGTGAGTTTGCGCCAGGGTCCAACACAGAGCGCCTGCTGGACCAAGAAGCGACCCTCTCCGTGCCCCGCCTCGTGCCGTCGGACTTGGTTCGTATGACAGCTGGCTCTTCGGCAAACATGCTCGCCTGTCTGAGCGGGGATCGCGCGACGATCTACCTGTACCAGTACCTGCGATCTGGTAGCGAGCAGGTCCAGGCTGCGTGGACGACTTGGACGCTGGCGGGCACTGTGGACGACATCGCGTTCATGGACGAGCGCCTGATCGTGTTGACGACTCGAGACAGCGTCACGCACCTCGTCAAAATGGAGCTCGGTCCGGGCCGCGCAGAGACCGGCCAAGACTTCGTGATCCGTGCGGACGATCAAACGCAAGCGACCTTTCAAAGCTACGACGCTGCCACCGACCGTACGACGTTCCAAGCTCCGGCTGGATGGACGTTCGACGCGGACGAGGATCTGATTGCCGTCATTGCCGGCAACCCTGGAGACGAGTACGCGTGGGGCTCTCCGCTTGTCGTGGTCGACCGCACTGTCGGCACCCGCAGCTTCAAAGTCGACGGGGACCTTGAGGGCTACACTGTCCTCATCGGACGCCCGTACGAAGCAAGCATCACCATGTCTAAGCCTTTGGCGAAGAACAGGAACGGGGCTGCGATTCTAGGTGGCTTCCAGATGTGCCGCAGGCTGCGGGTCTTCTTGGACGACACAGGCTACGTCAAAAGCTCAGTCTCGTACGTCGACGCCGATGCCTCGGAAGAGGAGTTCCTCGACGACTTGACAGACGTCGGCGACTTCTTCCCTGGGCCGCTTCGCAGCGGAGAGATGGAGATCGGGATCCATGCGGATATCGATGACTTCAAAGTCACCCTCTCCAGCAGTTCGACCCTCCCCTTCAACATCGTGACAGGTACATGGGATACCAGACTGGAAACCAAGCACCCGATCATTTGACGCTCACGGAAGCGCACCCCGACTCCATCTTCTGGATGACGCAGGACCTCCGAGAGGAGGAGTACGAAGAGGTCCTTGTCGTCGCCGAGGAGCCGCTCCAGCACAAGTGGAAAGCGCCGCTCTACATCTCCGACATGATGGAGAACTCCGACGGCTGCATGGTCATCTCAGGCGGCTCGAGCGATCGAGCTCTAGGAGTCTTCGGGTTCGGTCTGTGGCCTGACGAAGCCAAGGGCGACACGCCGGAGCCCTCAGCGTACATCTGGATGATCCCGACCAAGCGGCTCATGCAGAAGCATCTCTTCGCTCTGACTCGGCAGTTCCGAAAAGATGTGCTCCCCCGCCTCCTCCAAGACTACCCGTCAATTGGCAGCTACGTCATGGAGAGGAACACTCAACTCATTCGCTGGATGCGAGCCGCTGGGTTCAAGTCCGTTAGCGCCGTCACCGAAGACGGTCATCCCTTCCGTCTCATGGTCACTAGGAGGTCCTGATGGTCTACGTCGCCGCCGCAGCACAGGCAGCACAGGCTGCTCAAGCTGGCGGAGCAGGCTTCAGCCTGTTCAGCGCCGTCAACCCGTTCGTCTTCATGGGAGTGATGCAGGCGGTCCAAGGGGTGACCAACTTCTTCATTGGGCGCGAGAACGTCAAGGAGCAGCTTAAGTACCAAGAGCAGCTTGCGCGTGACACCGCCGACGCAGTTCAGGTCGACCTGACCAATGCGTTCAACTCTCTTGGTCGACGGAGCATTCAGCAGGACCGAGCAGCCGCTCGGCAAACCGCTCAACTGGTCCGAGAGTTTCGCCAACGCGCAGGGATGGTTGAGGCCCAAGCGGCTGGCAGCGGCGTCGAGGGAGGCGCTGTCGAAGAAGCTCTGATGGACCTTCAGGCACAGCAAACGCTTCGTCTTGCGGTTGTGCGCGAGCAGCGCGAGACGCAGCGGTACGCCACCCAGATGGAGAAGGAGGCGCTTGCCACCCGTGGCTACCAGCAGATCCGCCAAGCTGCCGGCGGTCCCATCGCGCAGCCTGATCCTCTCAACGCCCTCTTCCAAATTGGTGGACAGCTTGCTCAGACCTGGGCCATGTCTACAGGAGTCACCCCCTCATGAGACAAGACCCGGGGCAACTAAGCTTCATCCAGAACCAAGCGTCGTACACCTCGCAGACGGGAGGGCCTGTACTCCCCGCGGGCGCTACTCGAGGCTTTGTCCAAAAAGAGCAGATCGATCTTTCTGGGTTTGTCCGAGCTCTCCAGACGGAGGGCGAGGAATTCCGCGACATGGTGCAGGAAGCGGAGACCAAGATCGGTCGACGCGTTGCGGAGATGCAGGAAGCTGGGATGGACACGGATGCCATCGTCAAGCAGTTGATGGGTGGCAAGAGCGACATCCGCAACGCAAAGAAGATCGCCTCGGAGATCCAGAAGCGTGGGCTCGAGGCCGTCGACAGCCCGTGGTTCCAGCTTGGCCTCACTGGGCGCAAGGCGCAGTACGCGATGCGTCGGTACTTTGCCGGCGTTAAGGCGGACGAGACCAACATGGCGACCTATGCCGGCATGATCGCAAACGCCGACGCCGGCACTAGGGGCGAGAAGATGGCGGAGGTCATGGCGGAGATCCAGAAGGGTGCCGTCGGTGTCATGCTCGAGTTTGGCACCATTGGTCAGTCGGCAGCCGAGGAGGCGATGATCAATGAGATGAACAGCTTCCGCAGCGAGCTCCTTGGGCGCTCGAGGAAGCGGCAGACCGTTCAGCACCGTCAGCTAGTCCAAGAGAGCATTGCTGACATCGGCGACAACTTCATCAACGACGCCTTCGACACCGAGACCAAGACTTGGAACCCTGACCCTGGGGAGGTGGCAAAGTTCCAAAACGCGCTGATGATCGAGAACAGACGGGTCATCACCGAAGGCATCCTCAACCCCCAAGAGATCGTTGACGGCCTACGCGGCACCGCCGCAGAGATCGCAAACAAGTTTGGGGACAAGGCCGCTGCCGAGTTCCTGAGCATTGCTGCTGCGACGGAAAACCCGAAGAACGGTCGAGACCTCTTCCAAGGCGACCTCGCAAGCGCGATCCAAGGCGACATCAGCCGCTTCGAGCATCGCGCGGAGCAGGACCTTGAGAAGACGCAGGAGCTCAACGGACGGACGCGCTCCAACGCGAAGAACCTGATTGCGAGTACCCCGATCGGCCAGCGGATGCTGCAAGCGCGAAGCCCCGAAGCCGTGCGCGATATCGTCAACAAGGAAATTGAACGGGTTGTGGAGGCCAACGAAAACGGGGAGGACCCTGGCTACCCTGGCGCCTTTGCAGACAACGCCGATCTCCAGCTGTTCTACCTAGACGCTCTGGACGAGTACGCGAGCGAGAAGATGCAGAGCGCCCGCACGACGAACGTTGTTGAGCGTGAGAACGTTGAGTCGCTGGTGAACTTGGCGGCGCTTCGCGGCAACTACGAAGAAGCGTATGCCGCTATCGCTGAAGGCGTCGAAGGCGGTGCGCTTGCGGCCTCCGACGTCAGCAACCTGATTGCAAAGGTCGAGCAGACCAAAGAGAAGCAGAGCGTCGACAATAAGAACCGCGTGTGGCGCCGCATGGAGCGGCAGGCGCGTATCACGCTTACAGAGCACTACGCGCCTGAATCGCTCGAGGACGGCGGCGTCATCACGCCTGCACAGCAAAAGCAGATTGACGACACGCTTGCCGAGATGGAGCTTGACCTGTTTGGCGCTGTTGGAGCCGGGGAGCTCTCGGAGGCAGACGCGATGAAAATGGCGACTGAGCGCATCAATGCTATGCGCGATGAGTACACCAGCAAAGTGCGGGTGCCTGGAACGGAAATCCCGATCACCCAAGTGATGATCGAGGGTGAGGCCTACACGCAAGACGAAATCGAACAGATTGGCCGCGCGATGGGGGTACAGCCCGTTGGTGCTAAAGCTGTCTTCAATCTAAGCAGCCAAGAGATCACGTTCGGTGGAATGTCACGCACTGTGATCAAGAAGAGCGAGGGAGGGAACTACTGGTTTCCTGGGTTCAACACACCGCTGCGTGAGATGGAGAACATTCTCAAAGGCTCCGAAAACAGGATGCCTGTCGGCATCGGAGAGGGTCCGACAATCCTTCAAAGAAACATGACTGGCTTTGAGCGAGCGCTGAAGCGATTCGTCAAAGAAAGCAAGCTGGAAGACCCCCACACGCGTGGGGCCATCGTCGGAGATGCGCTGGGCAAGATGGCTTACTTCAACACTGAAACATACGTGGCAATCCGCAATGGCAACCTTGAAGCGGCCAAGGCGGCGTACATCGACAACCTACCCGCAGCGACGGGAAGCTCAGGTGCGTACTTGGGTAGCCATAAGCTCAACGCTGAACTCTTCTTCTCCGAAGAGGTCAACCTTGACGATGTTCAGATCTTCTCCCTGCGGTTCAGCGACTTCAAAGACTCGTTTGAAAACATCCGAGTCGACCCGGTCACTGACGCCGCCACGCTCTCCGATACCGCCGACCCTGCGCTTGTCGCAAAGGCACGGGAAGCACTTAACGCCGCAGGTCTCAACGGAGACAGCGACTCGCTTGTAGCCAAGTTCTTCCACGTTCAGCAAATCATCTGGAGCTACTGATGTCCTACTACCGCACCGACCTCGAGCAGGAGTTCGGACCGTCTGCTGCGAACACCAATCCGAACCCGTTCTTCGGAGGTGTTGGAGACATCGCGCAGGGCGCCATGTACGGGGTCGCAGAAAGCGCGCACTCCGTCTGGAACCTGCTGGACTCCATGACGTTCGACATGCTCCCCGACTGGGACGAGCAAACCATCATCGAGGCACCGACCTCGACGCTTGGCGCTATGGCCGGCGGCATCACGCAGTTCGTGGTGCCCTACATGGGAGTGACCGGGGCGATCGGCATGGCGTCCAAGGCAGCCCTGAGCCTCAAGTTTCCCAACGGTGTCGTGCGGGCCCTGAACTACTTGGACGGCAACCAAGCGACCTCCATCGCTCGCAGCGTCCAGGCAGCGCGCCTGAAGGGCAACGGCAGCTTGGGTATGGCCCACATGGCGATGGGAGCCGCTGCGGGCAACATGGGACGCTCGCTACTCAAAGGCGCCGTGACGGACTTCATCGCCTTCGAGGGATCTGACGAGCGCCTGAGCAACCTGATTGAGAAGGAGCCGTCGCTGGCGAACCCGATCACCGCGTTCCTTGCTGCTGACGAGGAAGACTCGGAGATGCTGGGGCGCCTGAAGAACGTGCTCGAGGGTGCGGCACTGGGCTTTGCGACCGACGCGGTGCTCGACTCCATTCGCGCCGTGCGGGTCCGCAACAAGATCCTGAACGCCGGCGGCACGCGAGAGGAAGCTGCTCAGGCGATGCTGAACAAGCTTGACGACTCGTACCAGTCCCGTCGAGCCCAAGAGTCGCTCGAGGACAAGATCGTCTTCCGCAACGAAGAAGAGAAGACGTTCTCGTTCGTCAGCGCCGGCGGGGATGTGGTCGAGGCGACAGGTAGCGAGCTCGACGGCCTGACTGAGTCGATCGTCAGAAGCCTTGACGAAGAACTGCACGAGCGGCTGGCGGCCAAGGTCCCTGAGAACTCCGGCGACTTCTCGGACCTGCCTGAGCCTGGGTCGCCTGGGTTTGAGGCTGATGAAGTAGACCTTGGCGGGTACGACAAGATTACTCCAGAGGATCTCGACAAGGCGGACTACGTTGGCTCCGCTACGCGCTACATCCCTGAGACGCGGGACATCAAACCGAAGTCCGCACTCAAGCGAGAGCTCGAGGCTCGCGGCCTAGAGCGGTACGAGGAGAACCTCTCGATGATGACGGGCGACGATGGATTCTCGTCCCGCCTAATTCGTGCGCTCAACGACTACGAGCCGCCCTCTCGTCCTGTCGGCGAAAAGCAGATCAACGCGCTTGCTGAGGCGATTGCCGGCAGCCGGGATTTGGCAGGCAAGAAGCAGCAGGAGTTCCAGCGCGCACTCGTCGACCTCGCCGCCTCCAGCAAGGACGTCTACAACGCCGGCGTCAAAGTGTTCATGTGGCGGGTGTACGCTGAGCGGTTCGCGCAGGAGCTTGCTCCGTACCTTGACGCGCTGAGTCGCAACCCAAACGTCACCACTGACCAGTTCGCCAAGGTCGCGTCTTACGTTAAGCACTACGACGGCATCCGCCAAGGCGTCAGGGACGTCTACTCCGAGTTCGGTCTTGGACTGTCTCGCGCCGGCATCGAGATCGATGAGGATGTCATTGGTCAGACCATGCAGGACGTCGAGACTCTGTCGCCCGTTGCTGTCATGGCAAAGATGGCGGACGACCCTGAGTCCGCAGATCCTGAGCGGATGAAGGCGCTGATCGACGAGCTCGCCACGCTGCTGGGGTCTGAGCACGTTGACGACAACATGAAGGCGCTTCAGGAGTGGCAGCAGTCGTCCCGCATGAAGAAGGGAATGGCCGCTGTCCAGGAGTACCACATCAACTCGCTGCTGTCGGGCATCAGCACGCACGCGGTCAACGTGACCTCTGGCGTGATCATGAGCTTCTGGCAGCCTATCGAGGGCATGCTGGGCGCAGGGCTTGAGAGAGCCATTGCCGCTGGCACGGGCGACACGGTGCGCGCTGAAGCTGCCAGCAAGCTTCTCCGCAAAGAGTTCGGCACGATCTCCGCGCTGTTTGGTGAGTTCACCGAAGCCTACCGACTGGTCAAGCAAAGCAACGGTTCGGACGGCTGGGCCAGCCTGAGCATGCTCGAGGGACGCTTCGTGTCGCCGCTTGAGCAGACCATGGGTAAGACGATGTTCTCGCCGCTCGTCCACGCCATCAAGTTCCCGACCAAGGCGCTTGAGATGGAGGACAGGTTCTTCAAGATCTGGAACGGTCGAGCACGCGCTCGAGCCCACCTGACCGCTGAGTGGTCGGGCCGCATTGAACCGTCCATGCTTGGCGAGCGTGTGACCGAGTCTCTGAACCAGATGGCTAAGGTCCGCGGCGACATCAAACAGCGCGCGATGGTTGCGAAGCAGCTTCAGCTTGAAGCCGAAGACCGCGCGGTCATCCAGGGAATGGACCCTGAGGGCGTCGACGGCGCCAAGTGGACCGAGACTGAGCTTGACGACATGATGGAGGCGAAGGCGGAAGGCGTCCTCCAAGGACAGCGAGCCACCTTCACGCAGAAGCGCGACGAGGGTCTGTTCGGCTCCTTGGCTGACGCCGCGAACCTGCTGCGGAACCGTCACCCGCTGGCGAAGTTCTTCATCCCGTTCGTCAACACCCCGACCAACATCGTCGACTACGGGTGGGACCGTACGGCAGGTGGCGTCCTTGCTGCCGGCGGAGAGTCGCTGCGCTTCGCGGCAAAGACTCTGGGGATGTCGATGGACGAGTCGA